ATCTTATTCTATTTCTGTAAATGTATTTCCAGTAGATAAAAAATTCTTCCACCTCACTTGCTTAAAAGTTATCAAAAAAACGACTCCAATGATGCTGTTCCATATTTATTTTCTACTTTACTTACGTTAGCAGAATTATGATTTACACTACTACCATCATGTTCATATGGAATAGTGTCGGTTAATTCGTATGATGTTTCGCCGGGGCGTTTAATCTTCCATTGTAAATCTTTACCCTTGGGATAATCCAAGTTCCATTCACATGTAGATTTTTTAAGATACTTCCTATCCTTTTTAGACATGGGAAGAATGTATCGAAATTGTTTACCCCATACTCTACTAAATCCTAATTCACCCATCTTGGCGTCACTAGGTCTAGGGCCGTATTTGGTATCCATACGATTCATTTCTTTCTTCATCTTACGTTGGATGGTACGAAAGTGAACCTTCTCACCAGTTGCAGAAATATATACATCACTCCATATAAACCCACCGTACAGAAAGTTTGCTGCTTGATAGACATAGCCAGGTTTACCTACTATTCCATCTGCCCAAGTGTATAGATATTTTCGTTCTGGTGTGTTTTCTTTCATCCATTTCATAGTCGCACTAATCATTTGGGATTCAGAATTGCGAGGCATTTTATCATCCATGCACATCTTTCCAATCTCATAATAATCAGCAGTAGTCAATTCTGGAAACATCTTCTTAATCGTTCCCATAGGATTCGTACCCCAACCTAGTGTAACCACACCAACCAATTCATCATCCTGATATGCACCTAACCATTTCTTGGTTAGTTTGGGCATCACGGGCGAATAATGTATACCTTGAACGAAGAGCGTTGCAACTCTCCAATCAACTAGTTTCATAACAATCATAATTCTAAGTCTTGTGCTTCCGTATAGAGTTCCCTCATTTTATTCTTGAGTCGAGGTTTACTCAAGTCTACAGTCAATTCATCAATATACATTTCCAACAACGTCATAGTGTCTTGCGTATTGTTAACAATATCATCACTGACATTATCAGCATCTAAATCCGTAAAGTCTTCAACAATCTTAACTTCAAAAGCATCTGCCTTTAAAAGTCTATCAACAAAAACATCGAACTTAAATAAGTCTTTTTTATTTACAACTATTAACTTAACGTATTTTTCTTTATACTTTTCAAAGTCCTGATTACTATAATCACCATCAGCATCATCGTAATAAATCTTTTCAAATAAAGTATAGGGATTTACTATACGTTCCAGTTCTCTTGTCTCTGTATCAAAGATATGGAATCCTTTAGGATCTTTCCAATCGTTCCAGTAAATTTCATAGGGAGTTCCTAGATAATAAATATGTCCATCATCTGATTTATGATGAAAGTGTCCACTCATTACAATATCAAAGCTGCGAAACATTTCTTTATTATAAGAACCTTCATGTCGGTGACCACCTTTGAACATTTCAAATCCATCAATCTCCAGATGTCCCATTGCAATCTGTGCTGGTGATCGGGATAGTGCGGCCATTGATTGTTCATAATTACCAGCATTAATCCAAGGTACAAATTGAATAGGAACACCATCAAATTCTACTACTTCTGGATTTGTATAAATTTTAAACCTGTCCTGTCCGACAAGTTCTTCCATAGCATTTACTTCATTGGTATTCTTATAATATGTATCATGATTACCAATGATGATATGTAATTCAATACCATCTTCTTGAAACCGGCGAATAAATCGTTTGCGAAAATCGTTTGCAATCCTGTATGATATAAACTTACGTCTATCAACAACATCACCCATATGAACACAGGTAGTAATTCCATTATCTTTTAAGTAAGGGAAGAATACATTTTCATAAAATTTGTAGAAATAATCATTAAAGTTTTGATTATCGTTTCTCGCACCAAAGTGAGTATCATTTATTATCGCTAGTTTCAATCTCAGGCTCCATAAAGTTTTCTAAATTCTTTTTCTTATTATTAGTTTTTTGTTTCGGTTTGTACACATCTTCTAATGGAAGGAAATTTGCTAAATCAATATTACCTACATTATAGCTACGAGTGTCATGTTCCATAACGGTATGTGTTACTACCTCTTGTTTTTCTAACATCTTATTCTTCACATGACTCTGCTTCTTTTCTTTGTTTATCCTTCGTAGAAAAGCGTAGTAGATTATCTGTGTGAAATATGCAAACGGATTATTAGATTTCTCAGGATTGAAATTTTTAATATATTGTAAACAGTTTTCTATACCATCACATATCATTTCTTCTCTATATGTATAGTTGATGAAGTTTGGTTTATATGATAGATGGGTTGCAATTTTTAAAAAGCACTCTCCAATATAATTAGTAACTGGTGGGGGTGTCTCGCCACTATCTACTGCCTCGTCTACTGTTTCACGCCACGCAATCATCGCATGAAGAAAATCTTTATTGTTAACATAGTGAGCACCTTTTGCTTTAGCCATTACAACTCCTTTTACCAAAAGCCTCTTTTAATTTAATATACCTTACTATACAGTATAAACCTCGTTTCGTCAAGTCCCTTTATTATTTTAACTAATTTGAAAAGGGAACTTGACTCTAGCTGTTTGGGGTGGTATAGTACTTATGTTGGGTTTCATGAGATAAGCTTTAAATAGATGACTTGTATAGATTAACTTTACTTATTTCATAGTTGAATTGCTGTTCATTGTATATATTTATTCGTTCCATAAAATGATTCAACGTGAAGTTTCTACGTTCCCTGTACGAAATATCATCTGCTAAATCAAAAATCAAAACGGAATCTTTAGTTGATGAAGTACGCAAACCTCTTCCAATTGACTGCAAGACTCGAATTTTCGATTTACTTGGACTTGCGAGCACGATGTGGTTAATGTTACGAATATTAATGCCAGTACTAAAAACACCATAGGAAGCAATAATTGTGGAATTCTTTGCCCCATCAACAATGTGACGGATATCTTCACGTTCCTTAGTGTCTGTTTTACCATAGATAAGAAATACATTTTCTTCCTCCTTTAGTCCCTCGTATAATATTTTACCATGTTTTTCTACAAGCTGGAATAGACAAAGAGTGTTCCCATTAAGATGTAGTAACAAGTCACTAATGAACTTATTTCTTTTAGGTTCTCCGGCGAGATGTTGCAGTTCTTCTGCATAAGTCATCCTTTCTCGAATCTGTTTATGTTTTAGTATTATACACTTTATTTTTAATTGTGCAAGTGTCTTCTTATCAATTAATTCTTTAGTTGATACAACTTCCTTTACAGGACCAAATAGACCCTCTAACACTAATTTGTGTGTTTGAGTGCCATCAAGTGTACCCGTCAATCCATAACGGTATTTACACATATGAAGTTTTGTAAGTATGCTAGTAAGAGACTTTGCTTTGAACTGATGTGCTTCATCACCTATAACAACATCAAACGATTCAAAATATTTTTTATTCATCTTATACAAGGATTGCCAAGTAGAGATGACTACTGATTTAGTTACCTTCTTATCATGTCCTTGATAAATCTTTTGACAGTATGTACCAGAACTCCAACCGTAATCTTCAAAGTCTTTGTACATTTGTTCTACCAGTGAGGTAGTTGGAACTAGAATGAGTGTAGTCAAATCACTCATCTGATAATATCTTACAATTGAATATATTATTAATGACTTACCACTAGCAGTAGGAGAAACAAGCAGACAACGATCTCTGGACAGAGCATGATGCACAGCATCAATTTGATAGTCACGGACTTTAAGAGATTTTCCACGGGACTTGGGTTTGAGAGATCGTATAAATCCTTGAACCACACTTCTGGCAAGTGTTCTTTTACCTTCAACTTCTTTTGAGATTTCATATTGTACTCCATTATCTGAACACCATTGTCTTACATATGGCAGTAGTCCAACATATATTTCACCTGAGGCGGGGGAGAATAAACGTATCTTTCCATCCCAAACTCTGTTGCGATATGCGGGCATGAACTTAAAGCCTGGCACTTCAAATGTGAAGAAGTCAGAGAGTTCAGCACTTTCACTAGAGGATAGATTTTCAATTTGTAAATAGACTTCATTTTTTTTAGATATTTGCATTTTGTAATGTATCTAGCTCTCCGTAATTCCCACGAACCAATATGTTCCATGATATACTTATACGTTCATCTGATGTGGGGGGAACCCAATGTTGCAACCATGAAGGAAAGATGTAACCCTTACCTTCTATCGAATCAAATTGTAACATGCTAGCATTATTTCGATTTACTTTATTTCTAGGTTTCAAAACATGAGCTTGAACTCTTGGATCGAAAAATTGAATAGATGAAGATTTATCTGTTGCAGTTAAATAATATACACCAGACAGAACATTATTAGAATGTGTATGCGGTGGATGTGAATCTCCCTCATATAATCTATTAGCCCACATGCCAGTGAATTCTAATTCATCATATTCATATTCCAAATCATCAAGGTATTGTTCAGATACTTTCTTGACTTTATCTCTCAAGTGTCCAAAGTAAGAGAGTACATGCAAATCATCTTCTGTATGATTGGAAGACTGAGCCATATATGTTTGTCTAATATATGAATCCATCATACGCTTATTCACATCTACAAAATCAAATTCATATATTATAGTAGGAAAACACTTATGTACTTTTACATCAACCATGTTATAATACTCCAACGAGTACCCTTTGTAATTTTACTTACGGAATGGGGATACATAAAATTAGAAGGGAAAACAATAGCAGAACCTTTTGATGGACTGAGAACAGTATTGGATACTTGAAATTCTCCACCTTCATAATCGTCATTGAGATATAGGAGAGCTGAGACTTGAGGATATCCCCATTCTTGTCCATGACTGTGATGTATATTATCTACATGTCGAGACATAAAATGACCTTCTTTATATCGATTGATTCTAAAATCTGTTGTATGTTGCACTGTAAAATCTGAAAACTCTTCTTTGTATTTTTTGATTACAGTTTCATAACATTCTTTAATCATAGGATAAAATACATCATTGGGTTTAATCCAAAATTCATCCATACTAACTCTGTCCGTACTTACAACTACACCATCATCATTTGAGTATGTTGATGGTACAAAAACGGTTTCTGTTGATTGTAAGATTTCCCTACACAACTCGCTCGGTACTATATCTGAGTAACATTTTATATAAAGATTACTATCCATTACATCAAACCAGCTTCAAACTTCTTCCATGCGATTGCATGACTAACATCCCAACCACGATTGTCGATTGACTTAATCACACCTTCGGTATATTTTATAACTACTTTGAGATATTCAATCTTTGCACCAAGTTCTACAACTTCATTATCAGAAGTTATGTACATGGTAAGATCGGTTTTAAGGACTTTGATATCAAATGGTTTAGACGCATATATTTTTGCATCTGATTTACCACCATAATATTCCCATTTGGCCCGATAAAGTCTTTGATAGTCTCCCTGATTCTTAATAAGTAAAAGTTCAAAACGAGACTTGTAATCTAGCCAACGAGATTTAATTTCTTGATTGCGAAAGGATTCTTGATCAAGATGTTCCTGATCAGTGATAGGTAGGTCTTTATATGCTTCTTTTTTTAATTCTTCTAGGTTCATAATATATCTTTCAAAAGGTGAGCAGGGGTAGGATAAATGCTTTCTTTATTTATCTTATCTCTGATATGTTCGAGACTAAAGGTTATTCATCTGTTAAAGCAAATCCTGTCTGCTCAAACCTATTTATACATTTTTAATATTGTCAACTATACGTTTGCGATTGTTGTAAGTTTGTTCATCTGTTTTTTTACCATCCAAACCATTTGGGTGTTGATTCTCATAAAAAGAGTCGTAAGCTTTATAAGAATTATCTTGAAGAACCTGTCTTTCTTCTTCACTGATTTCTCTTATCTGAATTCCTTTTGACTCTGCTTCTCTTTCATATTTTTCACAATCTTCTAGTGACCACTTTCTTTCAATTTTAGATACTGCGTAAGCAGATTCCTCAAATGCTTCTTGTTGTGTAGATGTCAATTTATCAAACAATGAAGAACCTGTTAAAATACTGGTCAAGAACATAGAATGATTTGTCTTTAGAATATTTGTACCATTAAATCGTAGATACGTTGTTTCTATGGCAGATTTCTTATTAGCAAAATCTTTAGTTTCTTCAATATCCATCTCTACACGACGAAATGCTTTACTACCATATTCATTCCACATAGCAGTAGTAGTAGGAACAGTCTGTATTGGAGTATCTTTTAAGTCAATGATATTTTCTATATCGTGATTAGAACCAATAATTCTATATCCACCAGAGTAAGTAAACCCTAAAGATTTTATCCCCGTTTTATTTTCAATTAACTTGCGTAGTGATTTACCAACTTTACCATCTAAAGATTTAGTTACATGATCGTGATCTCTAAATAAAAATGGAAGGTCTAATGCAGCGAAAGGTTTGAATAAGTGTAAACCAATAACTGTAATTTGAGTCTGACTTATATCTATGCGTCCATCCTGTAGTGCTGAAAAATATGCTTTCCATTTCTTTTTTATTTCAGACCAAGCAACAGGTTTGAAAATATCTTTAGCGTCAGAATGTTTATAAGTTTCCCAATGTTTCTCCAACCCATTCACTGAATGTGGTTTCAAATTTAATTCTGGTATTTCATTATATTGATCAATATAATCTTTCATAGTCAGAATTTCAATATCGAATTCGCCAGGGCACCTCTTCTCTAGTTCCTCACGAAAAGCCTTTGCAGTACGAACAAAAAGATATTGTGGATGATGTGCAATTAACCATTTAAGTTTAAGTCTGACCATGTTTTTTCTCCTATTGAATATATTTATACATCTTCAAATTCATAAATCATATAAGCGAAAGTAGCATTTGCCTGCATGTATTCTACATCAGTGGCATCTTGCCGATAATCCAACCCTGATAGAGATAGTGGAAACATATCGTAAAAATGAATTTTAGTTATAGGATTATTTTTATTTGACAAAATAAATAAGGTTGCATCAGAATATAATTTTTGAGATTGACTAGCATCTCTATCTGGATTCCTACTTACATCATCAACCCAACTCTTCCTATCTGTAGTTTTATCTTGAGGAAATCCTAGAGCCATTAACCACGCATGTAATTCTCTATAATTTTCTAAATATTCATCTACCATAAAACTCATAGTAAATTCTTCAAACTCTACTTTGGAACCGTGTATTGGAATATCTCTACCTAATGTTGGGGTTTCCTGTATCGTAGCAGACATAGATACGCCTGGTAAATTACAAGATACATTAAAAAATTGAACTTTGGGTAACTGTTGAATTTCAAATTTAAATTGTGTTGGACTTGCATAGTCTAACTTATCTGGTTGATCTGTTATAAATCTTGACTGTGCCATATCTTATCCCCAATCTGGCGGAGTGCATTTATCACACCGACATTTTTTACATACCTCTATTGGCACACTTTTATATTCAGGTGCCTGTATTGATATGTCTTTGAATAGAGGAATTCCACAATGAGATTCATGTCCACAATTTCTACATGTTGGTTTAAAGGTCATTATATCTCTCGTAAGTAATCCGTCATTCTCCACTCTCGTTTGTTATGAACGGATACAAAAACCTCACTGACTACCGCATCTATTTCATCTTGCCAAAAATTCATAAATTTATGTACTCTTGGTAATTGAGGAATGTAATCATCTGTTTGCCAAATGAACTCTTGAAGTATATTCTGGTAATCAGGCATCCAGTAATTTACATTCACGGTGACACAGTGTTGTTTTTGTACCCATATCATACTACTACTATTTAGTCTACTTCAGTCCCCAATAATAATCAGCGGCATACTTATAGGGTGTAAATGCTACAAGTTTATAGGGAACCACTTTTGCAGCATATGCTTTCTGACTTGCAAGAACCTTTTTAAACCAAGGGTTCTTTGCAGATTCCTCTGCAAACATTTCGTCAATGGTTTTCAATTCTGCAACCAGAATATCTGCTGGTGTCTGCATAACTTTAACACCATGTTCCTTAACCATTCGTGCAAGTGCTTTACCATTTTCTGCTTGCACCCAAGTCAACCACCACAAATATGATTCATATGCGGCAGAACGAATTGAAGTCTGTTGCTGTATATTAAGTCCTCTCCAAACCTTACCGTTAATCAGAAGATCACCAGTGTTAGAGTGTTCGTGTAAACTATTCAAATAGTAGTACTTCCAAATTGTAGGAAATCCTAGACGTTCATCTTCAAGTCCACCAACAAATTCTGCACAGTTGATTACACCCTTCTGTCCAGCAGCAAGGATTTCTCCACCAGGCATTCCGATAGTTTGCATACCCATCCGAGCATACAATTCTACGTTGATACCTGTCTGCCGACACTTGAAGTTTTTCAAATCTGCAAGGTCTTTGATAGGACGGTGGAACCACCCAAGAGGTTGATTTTGTGTAGGCATAGAAGGAAACGGAACTACATCCAGTTTCAAAACATTCTGATAGAAATCACGATATAGTTCTAGTCCACCCCCATGAAACATCCATCCTAGAAAATCAATACCATCCATACCATATGGACCACCTAAAGGACTATTAAATAGAGAAAGAGTTTTATCCTTACCTACCCAATAATAACTCTGAGTCCAAGCAGCCTCAACAGCACCAGATGCCGTTGCGTCCAAGACTTGAAAGGCAGGAACTAAACTCCCTGATGGTTTTACTTCCATCACTACTTCACCATTAGTCAACAATTTAACACGGTTTGCTATAAACTGTGCTTGTTCATTAAAAGTGCTGATGGCGGGATATGAACTTGCAATACGAATTTTCGTTTCTGCAAGAACTGTATTTGTTGTGAAAAATAGCACGGCCAGTGCTGATAAGATTAATTTCATATTAACTCCTCAATCTTCTAATATATTCATTTTTCTTTTATCATTCGGAGAAAGTCTACTTCCCCCTCGATCTTATTTATAATCTCTGTAGGAGTAGATTCTAAATACCTTGGAAACCATGTTGCAATACTAGGTGCAAGAAATAATATAACTATAGCTAGAATCTGTATCCACATGAAAGGCATCATCGCTTTGAATATCATTCCCAAATCCCATTCGGGCATAACCTGTTTTAGATAGTAGGATGTTAACGCCACTGGTGGAGTTAGATATGCTGTCTGAATAACAATACCCAAACAAACAGCGAACCATAACATATCCACACCAGACGCAACAAGAACAGGTAAGAATATGGGAACAAATACTAATACCACTACTGGCCATTCAAAGGGCCATCCTAATAAATGACAAAGAACTAATACACATCCAACTAATGCCCATGATGGTATCGATAAAGAATTGAGAGCATCTACTATAATAGTATCACCACCCAATGAGGTAAATACCGCACCAAAGATAGTGGATGCAATTGCAAGTAACATAACCACGGCAGATGTATCACAAGTTTTTAATAGTGCGTCTTGTAAAGTAGAAAATGTAAGTCTTCGACTTGCAAGTATAAGAGCTCCTACTGCCCCAAATGCACCAGCCTCTGTAGAGGTTGCAAGTCCAAATAGCATAGAACCCAACACAGCAGAAATCAAAAATACTAAAGGAAAAATATCCAAAAGAACCCTTGACAAATTATGCAACGTAGGATATGTTTCTCGTTTTTTTGGTTTATCTATTATATAACAATATATTACATACATGACTGCGATCATAATGCCTGGAATTAAAGTTCCAGCATACAAGTCTATGATATTAAGATTCATGGTCGGAGCCATGACAATCAGAGGAACTGAGGGTGGTATCATAATCAATGAACCACTGCCCGCTATAACACCAGCAGTCAGTTTAGGATTGTATCCTAATCTCATTAACTGAGGTGCAGCCATAATACCTAACAGTGTGACAGATGCACCAACTACTCCTGTTGCAAGACTGATTAGAACACCGATTACAATAACTACAACATATAGATTATTAGTAACTTTTTTTAGACTATCAAATAATCCCGTAATTAATCCAGCACGTTGACAAATATATCCCATGAATATAAACATAGGTATTGCCATGAACACT